GAATAGTTGCATCTATATCTACAATGAAGTAGAATAGATTTATGGAAACTTCGATTGTAGACGTAGTAATCGGCATGCAATATGGCGATGAAGGCAAGGGGAAAATAGCCAATCAAATGGCTGCATCAGGTGAATATGACTATGTTCTCCGTTTTAATGGTGGAGGAAATGCTGGTCATACAATTTACCTCAATGGAGAGAAAATTGTTACACATCTTGTTCCTTGCGGTGTTTTGCATGGCATTCCTAGTGTCATTGGTAATGGTTGTGTTATCAATACGCAAAAATTATTTGACGAACTTGAATATCTTGAAGGATTTGGGTTTGACACATCGATCCTTAAAATAGCAGAAAACGCACATATAATTACTAAAGAACATATTGACGAAGATTCCAAAGATACTACTATTGGAACAACTCGTACTGGGAATGGCCCTTGTTATAAAGACAAAGTTGGTCGCACAGGAATTCGGGCCAAGGATGTTCCAGAATTAGCCCCATATCTTGTTGATATGCATAGTCTTATTCATTCCACACCAAAGAAATTTTTAGCTGAAGGAGCTCAAGGATATTGGCTTGATGTTGACTTTGGCGATTATCCTTTTGTCACTTCATCAAACACTGGAGTAGGAGCAGTATTAAACAATGGTTTCAATTATAAGCAAGTACGGGATGTTGTCGGGGTCGTTAAATGTTATTCTACCTATGTTGGAGCTAAAGGATACCAAAAAGACGACACAAGATTCGAACAATTACGTGAGATTGGTCAAGAGTATGGAGCCACTACAGGACGACCAAGGCAAATAGACTGGCTCAATATTGAAGAAGTAATTACGGCTTGTCAGATGAATGGTGTTACAAAGCTTATCATCAACAAAATGGATGTTCTACGACAAGTTGATTGTGCTTGGAATTATTACGAAAATAATATGTTGATTTCTTGTGCAAATGAAGATACATTTATTTCTAACATCTTGAAGGAAGTAAAGATTTATCTTCCGCATACCCAAGTTGAATTCCAAGGACAACTACATTGAAATTTAAATTGAATAAGGCAGAACATCTCGTTTGTTTTGCCTTACTTAATAAAATTGAAAAATCAAAGCTTTCAATGCGTGAAAATAAGGCTGCATCAAGTAGTCTTATTTTTCATTCAATTGATGGCAAGCTTTATATTCAATCAGAAAACAATTTCTGCAGTTCAAAGTTTTTACTCAAGAATGTTCAACCTACTGAAGATGGAACTTTTGGTTTAGACGTATTTTCTTTTTTCAATGCTTTACATAATTTCCCAACAGAAGAGATTCAGTTTATTTATAATCTTGAAGATAATTTGCTCATCTTTGGAAATAAGAAAACAAGAGTATCTTTAGCTACTGTTCCTGTTGATAATTTTCTAATAAATTTTTCTGAAGATTTACAGCCATTAGACGTTACTGTTGATGATTTTGTCCACAGTATCAAGATGACTTCTTTTTCTTGTGCTCCAGATTTTGACGAGCATCCTTACACTTCTATTCTTTGGTTTATAGAAGACGGAAAAATCAATGCTCAATCTTCTGACAAACATAGAATTAGCGTGTTTGGCAAGAAATATGAATTACAACAATCTTATTTGATTTCTAAAACAATTTCAGATGTAGTTCTTTATTATATTGAAAAAATACCTGGCATTGTTTTCTCACTTTATAATAGTAAACTTTACTTAACTTGGGATGGTGGTGAACTATCTTGCAATCTTGAGAAAAATACTTATGAGAAAATATTTTCAAACTTCAATCAATTTTTCAGTAATCAGTTTTTCTTAACTCTAGATTTAGAAAAAGATGCATTAGTCAAAAGTGTCAAGTTTGTATCAAGCATTGCAAACTCTCATATGATAAGCTTGACTTTAGATATTAATAAGCTTGTCGTATCTGCAAACAGTAATGAGAAAAATGCAGTTGTTGACACTATAGAAGTTGAGAATTATGAAGTTCTATCAGTATCATATGTTTCCTCTCACTTAATCAGAGTTTTGGATTTACTTGATAGTAAAAAATTAAAACTCAATTTCATCAAGCATAATGATTTTATTTTATTAATGCTTGAAGCTGAAAACTTTAAGCACATTCTTTTCCCAATGGACTAATATGTTTCCAAGAATTTATTACGGATCAACAACTCTAGCATTGAATAAGATCAAGGAAGAATTCCCTGGTCTTATTCTTCTTATTGATAACAATGTTGAAAAGATAATCAACAATTATTCTAAATTCTTTGACAACAATAACGTCTATATTCACACAAATGTTTCCAATGAAGACATCAAGCTCATTCAGGACAAAAGCGAGAAATTAGGAAGCAAACACGTCATTTTATATGAAGATGACAGTTTTGATGGTCGCTTATCACTTATTGCAAAAGCTAAGAAAAGCAATTTGATTTTTGATTGCAGCTATCCACTTGTTGGAGATTTTAATGCTCTCAAACGTCATATCAACAATTATGTGATGAAGAATAATGCAAATATCAATGGAGAGACGTTAAATTATCTTGTTGAAATCTGTCCTGTCTTGCGAATTAAGTCCAAGCAATCAGGAAGCAAGAAAGAAATTATTTGCTATGATATTGATATTCTTTTCAAGGAATTAGAAAAGATAATTTCTTACACAGATAAAATATTTTTGCGTGATATTCAAAATGCTTCTTTCAATGAAGAATGCGACATATTCGAATTTATTGAACAACTGATGAATAAGAATTTGGATTATTGTCTTACAAAGATAGATCTTCTTATTGACTCTATGGGAGAACAAGGATTCTTACTTGTCTTATTGAGTCAATTGAATTTTATGCTTGTTATTTCAGAGACTAACAAGAAATATCATCCTCTTACTGAAGTCCAAGAAATAGTTGAATTACGAGATGTTTTAGGCAAGTATTTAGATGATGAATACAAAGAGTCTACATTCACAGTAAAAGCTCAAAATCCAATAAGAATTCGTATTCAAGCAAGCAAAGAAAACTTGTATAGTCCAGCACAATATTCAAAAATGATTACTTTGCTGGTAGATAGCATTATCGATTTACGCACAAATGGTTCTGTAAATCATTCTATTCCTATATTAATTTCAAAACTAGCCTCTGTATAATTTTTTTATGGCCGATAATAATTATGATGAAATAAACAAGCTTTTATATAAATACAAAGCTGGTAATGAAGAAGCACTTTTTGAATTATATGAATTCTATAAACCTCTTTTTATTTCGTCAGTTAAAAGAATTGTTCAAAAAGAATCTAGGCTTTCATCACATAGAGAAGATATATTAAGTGATTGTATTTTTGTTCTTAAGAAATTAATTGAACAATATGATCCAAAACTATCTTATTTTTCTTACTTTTTATCAACAAGAATAGACATCAATTTATTTAGATATTCAACTGATAAATATTTCCCAAAAGAAGAAATTACCGATGATGATTACTTTCCTGAAGAGTATGAAGATCCATTCAACAAGATTGATAATGTAATCTGTATTCATCAAGCTATGGAACAACTTGATGAAAAAAGTAAGGAAGTGATTGGAGTATATTTCTTTGATGGATTGGATCAAAAAGAGTGTGCAGAAACTTTAGGAATTACACAAGGGGCTTTCTCAAAAAGATTATCAAAAGCCCTTGGTCAGATGAAGCAAATTCTTGGTGAAAATTTCTTATTTGATTAATTTTCTGTAATTAAAAACGCTTGCTGTTTTATCTTCATCTCTTTCAATTTTGATATCAACTTGGCTATTGTCTTTTTCAGCATCTTCAAATCCAGGAAAATTGCCAGGTGGTCTTCCAGGTCCTTTATATCTTGGAATGATAACGTCAATCTTTCTACCACTTGGAATAGGCTCTGTTTGTTGAATTTGAAATCTTGCGTGTTGCTTTATATCTTGAGCTGTTGGTGGCTCTTGTTTTTTAGCTTCTTCACGTAATTGCTGATTTTCTACTCTTTGATCTTCGCCTTGAGGATTAACTTTATCTGATGTAAGTAAGCCATCTGCTACAGCTTTTGCAATTTTACTATAATAATCTGCTAAATATCCCTCAACTACAGCTTCTGAAACATCTTTGACATCAAAAATAAGCATTCTTCCTGATTCAACTAAATTTGTTTCAACTTCTTTTAATTCTTTTTCTAAATTAGTTCTTTCTGAAGAATAGATTGGTGAGGATTCAATTTGTTGAGTTAATTGATTTTTCTTACTAATCAAGCCTCTTCTGTAATCACGTCTTCCTTGAATTTGAAAAGTTTCGTGAAAAATCATTTCCAATCTGTTTCTTTGACGCTGTAATTTTTTATTGATTACTTCAAGAGGATCAGTTAATGTAATTGATTGTCCTGTAGATGAGGTGTAAGTTCCAAATCTACCAGTCTCCATATCTTCAAGTAATCTTTTAGCATTTGTTCCACCTGACATCAAGTGAATCATTTCATCCTGAATATCTAGAATCCATTGTTCTTTGGCAGCTTGATATATTTTTGGATCTGCCATTAATTTTCCAATATGAGCATCAAAGATTCTAGCCAGATAAGGAATATCTCCGTGAATTCTTGCATACAGTTCAGAAGGATCAGATATGTAAGCTTCTTCAGGAGTCAATTCTGGATTTAAGGCTACAGAATCTTGCATCGTTAAATCTCCCGATTGAAGATATTGCAATGCGTGAGCAACTTCGTGTCTTTTGGTAGCTTCAAGATAATGATTAGCGTCCATTCCAATATTTTCAGCTAATTTTTGATGGTAAGCTAATTGAGACCATATATCTGTTTTGATAAGAATTGCTGGGCGTGGACCCATATCTCTTGTTGGAAATTTAGGTACAAATAGTCCACCCCATTTCTCATCAGTGAAATCTACAGGACCTAATTTTAATTTAGGCACATTATTTTGACGCATAAAATTTTTCAAAGCATACGTACTAAATTCAATAATCACCATTTGATCAGCATATTTGCTTATATCCTCGGTGCTTACACCAGCAAATGGAGCTTCTTGTTGCATACGATCTTCATATGACTGGGTAGCTTTTGAAAATATTTCATCAGTTTTTTCTTTTTGTCTTTGTTCACTTTCAGACATTCCTCGTGGAACTGGTTGTCTTTTTGGTCCTTTTCCAAGAGCCCAGTTGTAAGCAGTTTCAGATGCTTTAATTACTTTGATCACGCCTTCTTGTTGCGCTTTTTCTATAAGAGCGAAACCATCAGATTGAATTCTGGCTTTTGCAGCTTTACCTTTTTGAACAATTTTATTCTTGATTTCACCACCAAGACTATCTAATAAATTAACGTCAAATTTTTCAAAATCTTCAGGATTTTTATCTAAATAATTTATGATAACTTTTGGTTTGGCAATTCCTTTGATAATGAATAAGGGTTCACACGAGTCGCCTTTACTTTCAATAAGCTCCATAAATTTCTTAAAAGACTTAAGCTTTCTAATTAATAAAACATCTTGATCAAAATCATATTCACCAATACTAGAGTATAATTTTTCTGCTATAAGTTGGCTAAATCTATCATATTGTGGATATTCATTGATTTTTACACCTACACTAATTTGAGTTTTGTTTGGAAGATAGTAAAGCATCTTTGCAACTTCTTCTTGATCAAAATCTTTCAACAATAACTCAAAAACAATTTGTAAAATTTTGCTTTCATCAATACCTGAAAAAATGTATTCTTTGATGTTTGGAAAATAGAATTTTCCTTCTCCACGTCTGATTAATCTAACTACACTTTCTTGATTTTGGAAATATTCTAATTCTGGCCTGGCTTCGACTAATTGATAAACAAGCAAGTCTCTTTGTCGAGAAAGAGGATATCCTAATAAATTAACATCATCTCCACGAATGATGAACATAGCTAAAGCTTCATTCATACTCGTGCCTTTTTTCAAGAGCAAATTAATTGTGGTAAATCCCATACCAAGAGTGCTATTAACAGATGATTTTACTTTGTCAATATCTGGTATTCTGTCACCAAGTTCTATACCAGTTCCGCCTCTTGATTTTATAAATTCATTGAGTTTTCCAAGAAAGTCTAATACTTTCATCATATCTGTATTAGCGGAACTCCCTTGTTTTTTCATTTCATTATCAATAAATTTTGATAAATTATAAGAAAAAATTGAAATGTCTGATAGTGCATTTCCGTCATTTTTTGCTTGTTCAAGATATCTATCGATAATTGAATCACCAGTTTTACCCTTTTCTATTTCTCCAATGAACTTGAGCATTGCAGTCATAGTAGGGTTTTCATTTGGATCGTAAAATGTAAAATCTTTAAAAGTTCTGGAGAAAGAGCCAGCCCACGAAACTTCTTTAGTAGATAAAACGTCCCAGGCTGTTGCAGATTCGATAATTTTTGAGTACCACATAGTATTTTTATTTTACAAGTGTGCTAATTTAACCTTTGGAATATATTTTTAAAATTCTCGTATTATACTAATATGTTCCACAAAAACCTCTAAGACTTTTCAAGCACGTCTGGAGGTTTTATTTATTTAAGTCCTTTTGTTGGTGGGGATCAAAAATCTAAGGGAGATTAGAGAAGTGTCTGAAAATAATCCAAATGACATGATTTACAACTGGCGCAATGAATTAAAGTCACATAATGATGGCGTTATCGTTGTTGCAAATAGTCAAGATCAAAAATATAAAAATCAAGGTTTCGATAAGTCCGAAGTTGTAGAATTACTCGCAGCTGATAATTTTGATTTGGACGTTGCTAATAGAGTTGCTTCTAAGTTGTTTGATTCTGCTGAACAAGTTGAGCAAAACACTGCTATTGAAGTTGCTGTAGTTCCAACAAGATATTCTGATTGCGCTCCAGTAATTGAAAGATCTTTAACAAAATTATCTGCTAAGGAATTTGTTAAGAGACTCTGCACTGGTCCTCATTCAGTTATAAAAACTGATGAAAAGGGATTAGGCTTTTGGATGAGAATCACTGAAGCTGCTAAAGAGACTGCTGCTGGTAAAAATCATTTACACGCATCTCTGAGACCATATATTGAAGAAACTCTTCTCAATAATGTTCTTTTAGCACAATCTCAAGATGCTCAAATCAAAACTGCTTCAAAGACAAAATATGTTGTATCTATGAAGAAGGGATCCGCTGAAGTTGATTTGTCAAGCGCAACATCTTCAAGCGAAAAATTTATTGGTGGGAATTACGTCGATTTTGGTCTTGCTGATGAATTTATGGTGAAAGCTGCTGATACAGTTTCCCCATATCAAAGACTCAAAAGAGCTTTGAAAGACTAATTTATATCCTAAAAGAAACTAACAAGCCGCATTTATGCGGCTTGTTTTGCTTGTATAACTAAACAAATGGAAGATAATAAAGAAACAGTAGATGCTTTGATTGTTCCCGATGAAGGACCAAAGAAGCCATCCAAATATTTCAGGGATTTGAAAGAAGGCGATAAGCCTTTAATGCCTCTTCCTCCTGACAATATGAGTGATATATCCTATCCTCAATTCCTAGAACCAAGATGCGCTATTTGTACTTCGCCTTTTAGAGATTTGGTAGAACACGTTTATTTAGATAGCGGAAGAAAGAACCAATCAGTAATTAGATTTTTCCAACAGTATTTCGATGCACAGATGAACTGGATGCAAATTAATACTCATATGGAACAACACTGTGATTTCAAAAAAATCTCAACATCAGGCCTTAAGAACTATGAACAAAGAGAAGAACTTATTGCTCCTTGGATTTTCCGTGAACATCAACTAGCCCTTACTGCTTTGCTAGTTGAACTCGATGATGTTCGTGGCATTGACTGCTCTAAAAACAATGATATGAAACTCAAGAGAGCAGCTATGGTTGAGAAATTAATTTCTAAAATTCTCAATGTCAAAGATTCAAGAGACAATCGAGGAATCTTTGATATTAACATATTTGAAATTTTAGCTAATCTTCACGAAAAAATGGAAAGTGAAGCAGACAAAAGAATTATCAGAGAAGAAATTGTCGCTTTAAGAAATAAAATTCAACAAGATAATTAATGAAAAAACCAACTCCAGTCGTCAAATCTTCTAACGAATTAAGAAGTCAATTATTACTACAAGCAAATTCAGTTACAGAATTATTTAAGGGTACTGAATATGCTGAAGATTTTGTTGATGAAATTGTTCCTGCTACCAGACAAGAAGTAGCACCACCAGCCAAACCACCAAAAGATAGATTTAATCCTGACCAAATTGTAGATATTATTACTTTTATTGAGCATCCATATTTTTGTAATCTAAAACCTTATCCTTGGCAAAAACTTATCCTTAAATGTTATTATATGGGCCAAGAAGGAAATACTAATCTTGTTATCGACGAATCTGATAATAAGGAAGATTGCAAGGGATGTGTTTGGGATTATATCCAGAAAAACGAAAATGAATTTTTAAAGGCTCGTTCAGAAGGCAGACAATTTAAAACAATTTTTAATGTTGTAAACTCGCCTTGTCTTCAATGTAAACGTCTTAGCAACAATGTGAGAGAAGAAAGATACAAATTTGCAAAAGATGAAGCAACTAACCCTGATGCTGAAAGACAAGTAGAGGTATTAGAAACAAGACCAATTATTGATGGATTTCAAAGCGAAAATGATCTTCTTTATTCAGAAGAGTTTGATCCAAAGCTTCGTATGCAAGTAAAAGAAAAATGCACTAAAAGATATAAATTTGAAGAATTAGTTTTAGTGCTGGGTAGACGTTCTGGAAAATCGTTCCTTGTGTCTGCTATGGCTCTTTATGAATTATATAGATTAATTTCAATGGGTCATCCTCAAGCTAGATATGGCTTGATGGAATTTGATGAAGTTGTTATTCTCAATGTTGCTCGTAATGAAGAACAAGCTAAAAAGGCAATCTTCTCTAAAATCAAACAAACAGTTTTAGCATCTCCATTTTTTGCTCCTTATATAGGCAAAGATACAGAGCTTGAAATGCGTTTTTATACTGAACACGACAGAGAAGAGAATGTAAGAAGAAAAGAGCAAAATATCAATCTTTTTGCAGGTAGCTTGGTACTTAGATGTGGTTCAAGTAATGCTTCAGGTCTTGTTGGTTTAACTTGTTGGACAATCATTATGGACGAAGTTGCTGCTATGGCTGGAGATAATCCTGAATCTGGCGTAGACTATGCCCTTTATGATGATCTAAAACCATCTCTTGCTACTTTTGGCAAGGATGGAAAAATGATGATGCTTTCCAACCCTAAAGGACCTCTTGGATTGCTTTATGATCTTCACGAAAATAGACAAGAAGATCCAACTACTTTAGTAATGAGGCTTCCCACTTGGCTCACTAATCCAAATATTGATAAAGAGTGGTTAGATGGCCAAAAGAAGAAAGATCCTCAAGAATTTCAAATGCAATATGGTGCAGAATTTGGAGCTTCTTCATCAGATCCAATGTTTAATTCTGAAGATATAGACAGAATGTTTGCTTCTATGTCTATGGTTAAACGAAAAGAAATGGCAGAGGGGCATTTTGAATATTTTTGCCATTTAGACCCAGCTAGAACTTCAGACTATTATGCACTTGTAATTGCTCATACTGAAAATATGTATGGACAGATTGGCCCTGATTTTCAACCTTTGAAAAGAGTTGTAATTGATCATATACATTTTTGGAATCCAAGAACAAAAAATCAACCTGTTAAAGAAAGCGAAGTTGAAGACTATGTAATTAACTTACATACCAAATTTAAATTCAAACAAGTTTCTATTGATCAATGGAATTCTCAATCATCATTAATAAAATTACAGTCTATGCGCATTCCAATTGTAGAAAGACAATTCAATAAAGAATATAAAGAAAAAATATATACAGAATTATCACAATTGATTAGAGATGACCGAATTGATATTTATGATTTATCTGGCGGAGAATATAGAGATTTAGACAACAAAATTGTCACGTTAAATGAAGTCCAAGAAGCAAAAATACAATTTTTGTTTTTACAAAAGAAATGGAAAGGAAAGAGATATTACATTGAAGCTCTTTCTGGTTATAAAGATGATATTTGTGATGCTGTAGCAGCAGTTTCTTATGAATGCTTAACATCAAAAATTATGGTCAGACTTCCAAGATCAAAAATGGTTAATTTAAATAGACGATAAAGGTAATTATTTTAAAATATAAGAACAAATCATTATGTCTAACAATATCAGAACAGCTCAATTTGGTGGTGTAGGCGGAGGAGGAAATGGTACTCCTTTTCAGCCTGGTGGTAGTCCTATTGGTCGTGGAGGATCAAATAGAGGCGGACATGAGATCAACTTATATGTTGATGAAGATGCTGGATTTGATAAATTATTAAGAAGAACTCATATTGAACCTGATACTCGTGATGTAAATATCGAGTCAAGATTAACTCCTCAACATAAACATTATGAAGAATTAATCCCTTATGAATTAACTCCTGAAGAGAGAATGAGAGCAAAATTTAGAGCTCAACTTCACAATTACAAACAATCTTTAGAAAATGCTGCTAACAGTTTGATGAAAAATAGTCCAGCATATATTAAAGAGCATTATCGTCCTAAAGATGAGCATATGATGACTATGGAGCAATCTTTAGAAGATCGTCATAAATATAATAAAGATTTCAAATATCCTAGAGAAGAATATAAAGATCCAGATAAAGCTTCTAGGTTACATTTTGCAATTACAGATCGTGAAATAAATCGTATTGCTGAAAATTATGAAGTTGCCAGAAGAAATAGAATTACTAAAGAATATCCCGAAGATCGTAATGAATTTGATGAGGCACAATTTACTCATCCTTCTTTAGGAAAAACCCCTGTATTGACACATGGCGATGAATTTGATGATTATCTTACAAGCTTG